GGTGGTTAGGAATTTAGGGGGGGTTCCCTCACCCTTGAAGGCGCTAGGAATGGTTTGCATAAGCGGCTTAATTCTGCAGTCGTTCCACCATGCCGTTAGGTTTAGGTGACGGTATGTCCACATACCGGAGGATCTATGTTTCCGAAGTCAAATATAGACAGAAATTACAAGGTTAAACTTATATCTTACGACAAGAAAGGGAAGCTTGTTTCCGACGACTCTTTTGAGCAAGTCGAAAACTATCTCTTTCAAAATCGTTCGACTACGTATAAACCTGGTTACATCCGTCGTGACTTTCGAAGACCAACGAACTTCTGGAACGGCTATCGCTGTTTCAATCAGCCAGTTGGTACCTTCACTCGGAAACTCTCTGATGGTGGGAGACAAGTCGCTGATTATGGTATCGTAAACCCTAATAAGTTTACTGCCAATAGCCAGCACTTGGGGGATAACATGGTAATTTACCCTGGTCCCTTTTCTATAAATATTGATCAGCGTGCTTCCGTTGAAGTCCTCAACAAGCTCTCGCAATCTAACCTCAATATTGGGGTTGCAATTGCTGAAGCCAAGATGACTGCTTCGTTACTCGCTAAACAATCTATAGCTCTCATCAGAGCCTACACTGCTGCAAAGCGCGGTAATTGGCGAGAGGTGCTTTCTCAGCTCCTCATCTCCGAACACCGTTTCAGAGCTCCTGCTAAGGATCTCGGAGGTCGATGGCTCGAACTGCAGTACGGCTGGCTACCCCTTATGAGTGATTTGAAAGCTGCATATGATTTGCTTACGCAAACCAAATTGCCTGCTTTCATGCCCTTAAGGGTTACCCGCACCGTTGGCGGAACGCACAATTACAAAGTGCGCAACGTCGAATCTGCAGGGGATACTTGGTCCTATAGGCACCGCTTGTCGGTGAATTACCGAATATGGTATTTCATTTCCGACCCGCGCCTCGCATGGGCTAGTTCCCTCGGGCTTCTTAACCCTTTAGAAATCTATTGGGAGAAGACGCCCTGGTCGTTCGTTGTTGACTGGTTCTTACCTGTCGGTAATCTTATAGAAGCCATGAGTAATCCTCTTGGCCTCGATATTATTTCCGGCACGAAGACTTGGCAACTCGAATCAAAACTTAATGCGACGCTTCCGGCTTCGGGTTGGTCTGGAACTGCAAAGTTGACTGCATACGCGAAAGCATATGACAGATCGACTTTCTATTCCTTTCCCACTCCTTTGCCGTACGTGAAATCCCCACTTAGTGGGCTTCACTTAGCGAATGCATTAGCCTTAATCAACCAACGCCTGAAAAGGTAATTACGGAGTTAGCCATATGGCAACTTTACGCAGTTTCGTACTCGTCGATAATGGCGGTACGGGGAATGTTACTGTCGTTCCTGTTAGCAATGCCAACGGCGTCGCTGAGTGGCTTTCTAATAACTCGCGCAGTCAGGCTTATCGCGTGACTGCCAGTTATCGTGCGTCAGGCGCGGACAAGCGCAAATATGCCATTAAACTTGAAGTACCGAAAATCGTTACCCAAGTTGTAAATGGTGTTGAGCTGCCTGGTTCCGCATGGAAGGCTTATGCCTCTATCGACCTGACCATCCCTATCTTTGCTGCAACCGACGACGTGACTGTTATTTCCAAGTCGCTCGCCGGCCTGTTCAAAGTTGGGAACCCTATCGCTGAAGCTATCTCTTCACAGAGTGGCTTCTACGCGTAATGGGTCTGAAAGCAAAACATAAGGAAAACCTATGTTCCGATTCAGAGAGATCGAAAAGACTCTATGTATGGATCGCACTCGCGATTGTGCTGTCCGATTTCACGTCTATCTTCAGTCATTGGATTTGGGGTCTTCTGATCCTCTATCTCCAGACTTTGATGGACTTGCCTACCTTCGTGATGAATGTCTAACTAAACATCCTTCACTTGGAGACAGTAATTCGGACGCACGCCGTAAGGAATTGGCATATGCCAAACTTATGGATAGTGATCAAAGATGCAAAATCCAAAACAGTAACGGATACGACTACTCTCATATCGAGAGTGGCGTACTTAGCGGTATACTCAAGACCGCCCAGGCCCTTGTGGCAAACTTACTTACGGGTTTTGAATCTCACTTCCTGAACGATTGTTCATTCTCCAACGGAGCCTCACAAGGGTTCAAGTTGCGGGATGCAGCGCCGTTTAAGAAGATCGCTGGGCAAGCAACCGTTACAGCTCCTGCTTATGACATTGCCGTGGCCGCCGTTAAAACGTGCGCACCGTGGTATGCTTATATGCAGGAAACGTATGGCGATGAGACCAAATGGTTTCGTCGGGTATACGGCAACGGTTTGTTTTCTGTTCCGAAGAACAATAAAATAGATCGGGCTGCCTGTAAGGAGCCTGATATGAATATGTACCTTCAGAAGGGGGCGGGATCTTTTATAAGAAAACGCCTTCGCTCCGTCGGTATAGATCTTAACGATCAGACGCGCAATCAGGAATTAGCCCGACTTGGCAGCATTGATGGTTCGCTCGCTACTATTGATCTTAGTAGCGCTAGCGATTCCATCTCTGACCGTCTTGTCTGGGATCTACTTCCGCCGCACGTTTATTCATACCTCGCTCGTATCCGAACATCGTTCACTATGATCGATGGGCGTTTACATAAGTGGGGTCTATTTTCTACCATGGGTAATGGCTTCACGTTCGAACTCGAGTCCATGATCTTTTGGGCTTTAAGCAAGAGCATTATGCTGTCCATGGGTGTTACTGGCTCATTAGGCATCTACGGTGATGATATAATCGTCCCCGTTGAGTGTCGTCCAACTCTCCTTAAGGTACTATCCGCTGTAAACTTTCTTCCTAATGAGGAGAAAACATTTACAACGGGTTACTTTCGTGAAAGTTGTGGTGCCCACTTCTTCAAAGATGCCGACATGAAACCTTTTTACTGCAAGCGGCCAATGGAAACCCTTCCCGATGTCATGTTGCTATGCAACAGGATAAGAGGTTGGCAGACCGTTGGTGGAATGTCAGATCCGCGACTCTTTCCTATTTGGAAGGAGTTCGCTGATATGATCCCGCCGAAGTTTAAGGGTGGATGCAACCTGGATCGCGATACTTACCTCGTCTCACCTGATAAACCTGGTGTTTCATTGGTTCGTATTGCTAAGGTACGCTCTGGTTTTAACCATGCGTTCCCGTACGGCCATGAAAATGGTCGCTACGTCCACTGGTTGCATATGGGATCGGGAGAAGTTCTTGAGACCATTTCCTCCGCCAGGTATAGGTGCAAACCTAACTCGGAATGGAGAACACAGATCCCTCTATTTCCTCAGGAATTAGAGGCCTGCGTTCTCTCCTGATAGTATCAGGACCTCCCCGTATGGGGTGGGTGTGACCGAAAGGCCACTATGGAGGTGAACCCTCCCACCGCCCAAAAGGCGGTTCTCGGTGACTAGTTTGCTTGGCTAGTCACCACCCA